CATCCCGCTCCCGCCGTACTTGCTCGATGACCGAAAGCAACTCCGCGATGCGGGCTTCCAGGCGGTCGAGGGCGGCGAGTGATTCCATCGCTCCGTTGATGTACGCGCCAGTCGTTACGACGATGCCCGCCTGTGGGCTTTGCATCCGCTGTTGTGCGAGATACACGTCAAGAACAGACCGCACGGTGGCGAAGTCCTCGCCGCTCATCCCTCGTCGTCCTTGAGGAGCGGGATCAACGAGTCACGCAATCCGTCATATAGGCCCGGAAGCGTTGCTTGCACCTCAGCCGCTCGATCCCCGTCACGGGTTCGCGGTGCCTTGCCTTCCAGTTCTCTTCGGCCGAGCCAAGAGGCAACCGCGGGATAGGCCCTGGCGCTGTGATGCGCCGTCGATTTCGTGGGGTCGTAGCCTACGGCAGTCGCGACGCTCACGCTGCCACCAACCCCTTCGCGAGTGCATAGCCGAGACGTCGAGAGCAACAACCCTCGCAGAGCAGGAACTTCCCGTACCGGCGCATCGTGCGAGCGTCCTGGTGACACTCGTCGCAGCGGCCGGCGGGTGCTGAAGGGATCTTCGCAAGCGCGGCCTCGAGCTCGTCGTCCGAGAACTTCTCGGTGATCGCGTCACGGTAAGCGCGGGCGACGTCGGGAAGGATCACGTTGGGTACACCAGGCGCGAGCTCGCCACTAAATCGCACCTCAGCCTGCTCGCGCTTGCGACGTCCTCGGCACCCCTCGACGATGCGGTGAAGCGTCGGGAAGTGGTCGTCCGCATCAAGGATTTCCTTCACCACTTCGGCGAAGACCGCGGCGTCGTACACCATGAGCCGTGAGACGTAGAGCTCCACCGTCTCGGCGGGAACCGTCGAGTGTGGGAAGCCGGCGCGTAGGATTCCGAGGCCGGTGAGGACGTCTTCGCGGTTCATGTCCCAGCCTCGAGTTGACGCCCAGTCATCGAGAAGATGTCACGTGCGGAGACGCCCTTCGCGCTCGGCTTGCGCGCTGGGCCCGCAGCGGCTTCGAGCAGGAGCGTCGGTAGCGTTGCCGGGTGAAGCCGACGCTCCACGAGCAGGCCGATGGCCCCGCGGATCGTCTCGGATGGTTGCCCCTCGCTGAGCAGTTCGCTGATTTGCCGCGCCACCTGGCCCTTGGTTCGAGCGGCAGGCTCAGCACCGAGAGCGCGTACTTGGTCGACGTACTCGGCGACGAGAGATTGCGCCCCCGGAGGGGGTGTTTGCTCTATAGGGGTCGTACTCGTATTCGTAGTAGGCGACGTTCGGGCGACGTTCTCCCTTTCGTCGGGAGACGTTCGGGCGACGTTCGGGCGACGTTTCGCTCGACGTTCGGATGCCTTGCGCCGCTCTTCGCGTACTTGTTCGCCGGACGGGTTGTAGTCCAGATACTTCCTAATCGCCCACGCGGAGCCATTTGCACCCCACAGCCCCGAGGACACGAGTTCGTCGGCGTGGCGTTGAGTAGCACCCGTAAGTGCCTTGAGAGAATGCAGTCTTGCAGCGCTCACAAACCCGTCCGTGAGATTGCGGCCAGAGGCGCAAAGCGCGGCGACATGGAGGCGAAATGCCTTGTCACTTAGCCCAAGAATGCGCTCGTCTTCCACAAACCCGTCGTCGAGCCGGATCCACATGGTCAAGCTGCCCTGATCCACTTGAAGACCATGTCCTGAGCGGCGTCGCTAGCTGCCTTGAGCGGGTCGCGCCAGACCACCTTGGCCGGCACGCGCATCGTCCTGATTCCCACGCTCTCGAAGTAGCGATCTCGCCGACGATCCCTGATCCAACTCTCATAGTGGTGTCGCCCATCGACCTCGATCGCCGTCTTGTAGCGCGGGAAGTAGAAGTCCGCGTCGTATGGTCCGACTGCGTACTGGAGCTCGGGTCGCTCCCCATACCAAAGGAACGCCGCGAGGAGGTCGATCTCCGACTCCGAGACTGGGCTATGGGTTAGTTCGCGCCTGCGAGCTCGCTCGGTGTTCGCGGCTACGACCAACGCACGTGCCTCCTCGAGCGGGAGAGTGCTTACCGCAACCGGCCCGTGAAACAGCGACATGGCGTTCTTGCGATCGCGCTCGATGTCTCGTAGGAGATTCACGCGGCCTTCTCTCGCATCGGCCACTCGCCCTGAATCGGAACCTCAGCCGGGTCTTGCCAGGACTTCACGAGCCACCCGCGCTCATAGGACAGCGCGGGGTGGCGATGAATCCAGTCGTGCTGCTCGGGAGTGACGAGCATGATGTTTACCTCGTCGTCAGAACCGCCTTGAGAGCGGCGCTTGCGATGGTGTTTATGCATCATTCCGAGCCCTCGAAGTAAGCCTTTAGTTGCTCTCGTTGTTGGCCTCCGATTACGAGCAAAGCCTCGAGGATTTGGCCGCGCGGATAGCTGTATGGATCCGCTCCCACCACCTGTTGAAGCGCGTCAAACGCCTCCTCTGCCCACTCCATTCGTTCCGTGGGCAACTTGATTCGCATCTCGCGGGTGTCGGGAGATGAGTCCTGGCGGGGTTTGTTGACTCTGCGCTGGCAGGTGGGACAGCGGGTGCCGGGTTCGGGGGTCATGCTGATACCGCCGAGAACAAGCGCTCCTGGTCGGCCTCAAGTTCGATCGCTGCGAGGTTTTTCAACGCCTGGCGGTAGTAGCTCGGCTTGAGTTCGATGCCGATCCCTCGCCGGCCAGCTCGTACCGCTCCGTAAACCTCAGAGCCGACGCCCATGAATGGACTCAGTACGTTCTCGCCAGGATTCGACCATAGGACTAGAGCGCGCTCGATGACGTCAAGCTGAAGCGGGTGGACATGCTTCTCGTCGTCCTCTTCACGCGCATCGCGGAACGGAAGAACGTTGTCGAGTCTGACGTCATCCCAGAATGCGGACGCGTACTGTTGCCAAATCCACTGGCTGTACTTGTTGTAAATCTGGTTGCCGTCGTAACCGCGAAACGGGAGCAGGTCGGCCGGCGGGTGTCTCGTCCCCGCGTACTCCGTGAGTCCGTTCGGATGGACGATCGGAATTGTGTTGTCGCCTTTGCGCCGGAACACGAGCAGGTAGTCGGCGTTGGCAATCGCGCATCGAGACGAGTCGTCTATCAACGTCTTGTGATGCAGCGACTTCATCATCGTCCGGTTTCTCACCGTCAGCGGCTCTTTCCAGACGTGGTAGCGGGCGACGTAGTTCCAGCCGAGCTTCTGATGCAGGCGGATGATGTCGCCGGGGAAGTCGCGCAGGATGTTCGCCACACCGTTGAGCGGGATGTCCATGCAATGCACCGCCGAGATGCGGCCCGGCATGGTGATCCGTGACAGCTCGTTTACGACGAACTCGTAGTGCTCGAAGAATCCCTCGATCTTGGCGTGGTTCGAGAGGTCGCGATCGTCACCTGAGTACATGTAAACACCGCCGAAGGGCGGGGAGTAAATCGACATGTGCATCGACTCGTCCGGAAACGCGGCCATCGTCTCGATGCAGTCGCCTCGGTAGACCGCGTACTCCGGAGTAATGACCTGATCCTCTACAGCCACGCCGGGATCTCCTCGGCGAGAGCAAATACCCGCTCGCCCCTGAGAGATTGAGCCTCGCGCATGTGCCTGACGAGCGCGGTAAACATCTGGTCGCATTGACGCGCCTTGCGCTGAAGATTCGCCATGATGTCGTGCCCGCCCTTGGTTGTCACGACATCCACATTCACCGGCTTCGTCTGACCGAACCGCCAGCACCGCCGCACGGCCTGGTAGTACGCCTCGTAGCTATGAGAAGGGAAGAACGTCGCGTGAGCGCAGTGTTGCCAGTTCAGCCCAAACGCGCCTATCTTCGGCTTAGTGACTAGCACGCGGATGTCACCGTTGGCGAAGTCGAGGAACGCTTGTTCCTTGAACTCGTCCGAGTGCGAGCCAGCCACCTCAACCGCATCCGGTATGAGCCGGGCAAGTAGCTTGCCCTCGTCATTCAGGTGACACCACGCAACAGCCGGGCCGTCATGGTCAGCGACCAACTCGGCGACCTTCTCGCAGCGCTCCTCGATGGTTCGCCTCTGTTCCTCACGCTGCTCGGCGAGGCCAATAGCCTCAAGCTCGAACAGGCGATCAGGGGCAGGCTTATGAGCGAGTACGAGATGCTCGCGTTCGTTCAGCGGCGGGAGCAGGAACCCGTCATCCTCGTATCCGAGGTCAGACGGTCGGCGTAGAGCCCGCGCCCATGAAGATACCCAGCGCCAGAACGGTTCCTCAGCGTGACCCTTGAAGCGCCAGCCGATCGCCTTGCGTCCAGGGTTCTGCCCTACCCATTTCTGACGAGAGTGGAGCGAGGTTCCGTCGTCGTTCTTGAAGAACCGATCGAGCATGTCCGTACGGTTGAGTTCGCCGAGCGCTTCGCTCGCGGTTCCGAGTTCGATGTAGTCATTCGGAGCGGCGGTCGCGCTGCAAAGCAAGCGGTACTTCTGCTTGAGCATGAAGCTCGTGACCTGCTCGCGACGGATGCCGTGGAAGCTCTTGATCGCGCTCGACTCGTCACAGACCGTCCCGTCGAAGTCGGCCGGATCGAAACGCTCAAGCCGCTCATAGTTCGTCACCGTGATCCCGTCGTGCGGTATCCCATCCTCGGAACGCCGGACCTCGATGCCGAACTTTTCGCCTTCACGAATCGTCTGGTGACTGACCGCCAGCGGTGTGATGATGAGCACGCGTCCATTCGAATGCCGCACCACGTTGTCAGCCCACACGAGCTGCATCGGTGTCTTGCCGAGTCCACAGTCAGCGAAGATCGCGGCGCGGCCCTTCTGCAAGGCCCACTCCACGAGATCGGACTGGAACGGGAAGAGGAAGTCAGGAAGTTCGATCGGATTGAAGCCGTACATTCCGCCGAGTTGAGCGTTGGCTTCGAGGAAGTCCGCATACGCGACGCTCACCGCTCCACCGCCGTCACCCGCTGAAGCGCTACAAGGTGCGCACACGGCCCGCGAGCAGGACATGTGCAGCGGTATTGCTGCAACTTCGGGTCGAAACCCAGGTCATAGATGATCCCGCCACCGCGACACTTAGCCACGATGAGATTCCCGTCCACGCGAACTACTCGAAGCCGCCCCTCCCGGAGATAGCGTTCTGCCTTGTCGTTTACGTTCTCGCGACGTACCCGCGTAGTCGGCGAGGCGGTCGGCGCGTTCTCGTTCTCGGGCGATGACGTGCTCGGCGTACTCGTCGCAGTCTCGGGCGTAGTCTCGGCGGTCGGTGTCATGGTCGATCAACTGAAGGGGAGGTCGAAGTCGGGGGAGTCGTTGCCAGCGTGCAGAGCCTTGGCTGCCGACTTGAGCCGGAAGTCGTATGGGGATGGGTCGGCTTGCATCTCCCAGTCCTCGGCGTACCAGCGGAGCTGAGCGGCAGTGAGGAGGGCGAGGGCCGTGCCCTTGTTTTTTCCGAAGTGGACGATTTGATCCGAAGGCTTCGCGCCCTTCTCCTGTGCCCTCGCCGTGGCCTCGAGGTAGGCCTGGTATGCCTCGTCGGTGACGCCGGGAGCGTGTTCGGTCGCTGGAGCGGACCCCGCCCCCGAATCTTGCCGAGCACGTACCTCTTCTGCGCTCGCGATCTTCTTCGTCTCGAACCCGAGCGCTACGATCGCGCGTCCCCAGGCTGAGGTCTCGGCGTTCATCGCTTCGCTGTCGCGCGTGTATGGCGTTTTGCCGGGGATCGGCTCGAAGGCGTGTCCTATGCCCGGCCTCTCATCCGTGCCGCTCCTGAAGGCGTATGCCTTGCATAGCCAGCCCGGTGAAGCGCCGTTGGTCAGGGTCAGCTCAGACTGCAGCGAGCC